AAAAGCGTGCTGTAAAGGCTGCAAAGAAAATCATTCTTGCGAAGGGAATAAAAGTAAAGCGAGGAGTAGAGTCCAAGCTAGAAAAAAAACCCGGAGGAAGTAATGTTGGAGAATATAAAAAAGTTTCTAAGGGGAAGTTCTGTGGTCCTAGTGGCGGTTCTCCTAAGGCTAGCTATCCTGTTAATTCTGCGAAACGCTGTCGTGCCGCTTTAGCTTATGCTCACAATGCTCCTAATCCTTCAGGGATAAGATCGTGCGTCCGCCAAAAATGCAAGGGTAAGGTTAAAGAGTTTGAAAAGAAGAAGTGATAATCCAATGTCCCTCTTGTAAGATACAGACCAAAGACTCCACCTACCCTGAGGAAGGATATTCTACTCCCATTTGTTCTTTTTGTTCACAATCACGTACTCAGAAAGAAATCCTAGACTGGCAAGTATCCAATTTAGAGCAGATTCCTCCTGAGTTTTTTCCTGTTGTATTTAGACATTTCTATAGGTATCTTTGTAGTCAACTTAAAGATATAAGTAGTGGAGAATATGGTAGAGACAATAGGAAAAATAGCGACTGATCTGCAAGTCAAAGCTGATATGCAGACTGATTCTATAGAACTGCAAAGAGAAATGCTTGACGGCTCGAATTCTGAAAAGTCATTTGAAGATGAAGTAAGGTTTACCATTAATAGAGGTCTTAAAGACAGTGAAATTAATGGAGATTTCTTCGTCGTGGTATTGACCAAGAAAGAGCGTCTATTAAAAAACGTTCTTCGGAATTACTTCTTTTATAGACAATCGTGTCCTACTCCTGAATTTGATCAAACGGTTTACCATTATCACCGAAAAGTAGATGAGGCGGAAAATCTATGGACCGTTCCTAATAATGCAGCATGTCGTTTTCTTCCAGAGCTAAGTAAAGACTTGCCTGAAGATCAGATGAGACTTGTTTATATGGTAGAGGCCTTTAATAACGGAGACTTAGACAGACTATGTTCTAAGCTTAACCTTAAAAAAGAATCAAAGATTCTTATAACTCCCTAACTACTAATCTTCTACTTATTTCTACTGATTTAGTAATAACCGTATATTTATTTGTAGTTAAATATTTAATTATTTATACTTATGGAAGGTATTTTCGCATAGCCAGCGTCATGGTCATACCCACTCGACGTACCGCGTTAACGTCAAACGCAAAGGAGATATATGGACGAACCAACTTTGAACGTAGCTGAAGAAATTCAGCAAGAGGAAGCCGTTCAGCCTCAAACAGACCAAGAGTCTGAGTCTAATATTCCCGAAGGTTCATCTCAGGAAGAGAAGAGGGCTACATCGAAAGATGAGAACTTTATCAGACTAAGAGAAACCAAGGAGCAGCTTGAGAGAGAGAATAGAGAGCTTAAGCAATATTATCTGAAGATGCAAGCGAAGGAATCCCCTAAAGAAGAGGATGATTTCAACGTAGAAGATGATGATATAGTAGAAGGTCGAATTGTTAGAAAGCTTCATAATGAGATTAAGGAACTGAAGAAATTCAGAGATTCTTATAATCAAGAGAAGCAGGCTAGTATACCCGATCGTCTCAAATCTAAGTTTTCTGATTTCGAACAAGTTGTAACTCCTGAAAATGTAGAGAAATTAAAACAAACCGAGCCAGAGCTTTATGCTTCTATAACGGCTGGGGGAGATCTCTATAATAAAGGCGTTTCGGCTTACAAGACGTTGAGGGCGATTGGTATTGTGAAAGATGATCCATATGTATCAGAGAAAAAACAAGTGCAATCTAACACTGAAAAGCCTGTGTCATCACAAGCAATTCGGGGTCAGGGCGCCTTGTCCGACGCAAATATCTTTGCTCAGGGATTGACTCCGACTTTAAAGAAACAACTCCAAAAAGAAATGGAGGAGGCTTCTAAGGCTCGATAACTCGAGGTATTAGATGACTACAACAACATCCATCTTGTCCGCTCCGGTTCAGCAGAGTTTTTCTTACAAGCTTTTGTCTGTTCCAGTGCCGAACATGATTTATAATATACCTGCGATGTATAAGCAAATGCCCCGTAATGGTGGTACAACACTTAGAATGCGCAGATATGATCCTTTGGCAACAGCCACAGTTCCATTAGGGAACACAGGGGTAACACCTCCACCACAACTACTAACCGCGGTCAACATTGACGCGACGATTGATTTTTACGGGACATACATACTGCTAAATGAGCAAGTAACCCTTCAGAATCAAGACCCTGTTCTTAATGAAGCTGCTCAAAGATTGGGAATATCCCTTAACGTACTGGGGGATATAAAACTTGACCTGAATACCTGGGAAAATCTAAAGGCTGCATAGCCCAAGACAACCCGAGGGAACTTGAACATCTTAAACACCTTTTTTATTTAGCTTATGAACTTCTTCGACAATCAACTCTCTTTTGGAAATGACAGCTTCCATGCGTTCTTTAAACGCATTGGAATGTCTATCTCCTCCATTAGGGATAATAGTTTTGTTGAATTCTATAAGCTGCTCACAGACCTGTTTTTTTCTAGTCCTGAGAAAAACATATATTCTGTTAAGGATAATAAGAAGAGATTTAGACTGAAGAGACCAAATTGCTACAGCGCGTTTGTTTCTCTTTATATGTACGAAAGAAATGTTGCCACCAAACCTATCCATAAGCCAAGGAAAAATGGGATATCTTGTATTTCCTATTTCAAGAGAAGTATGATAGACCTTATTAGGTTTATCAGGCGGCTTCCAGGATTTGATCCTAAAAGTACCTTCTGCTTCAATAAGACCCGCGAGATAAGCAAAATCTTGATCGGTCGGAATTATGGATGGTTTAGTAGATTTGATTTTATTAATCAATTCTTCTGTAACAAAATCTCTCATTTTATTTCTCCTGCATATTTCTATGAGTTTTATACGGTGTTTAAAAGTTTGCTGCCCAACAGCTTGATAATTGGATCCTTCAAGTATCCAGCAAGATAAGCAAATTCTGTAGTCATGAGATACATGATACAGTCAAACTGAAAAGATGTCAAGACCCGCAGAGACTAAGCGGTCGAGATGCTGATAAACAGGCATATGCGATAGTCCGACCCCATGGGAAATCATGGGAGGGAGGAATAACAAGACTCCCCGCTGCATTTTTAAATGTAGTCAGTATTCGTTTTAAAAACGAAGAAAGTAACAGAAAAAGCAGACAAACAGAGGATGAATTAACTCGTAATATGCTTGCATCTACGGCTTCTTTCATCAATGCAACGGGTGGTACTAATGGAGACAATCCTACAGAACTAACTCGTTCAGACGTAGATGATGTTATTCGCACATTAGCTGATAACAATGCATATACAATTTCTGCGAACATTCGTGGAGAAGACAGATTTGGTACAGCACCGGTACGAGATGCATATTTCGCACTGGCTTCTACTAAATTGATTGGTGACTTAGAGAATGTACAGGGATTTATTGCTAAAGCCCAGTACCCTTCTCCAATGGAAGCTTTAAGAGAAGAATGGTGTTCCATTTCTAACTTAAGATTCTTAGTATCCTCTATTGGCTCAGTTTCAGTGGGCGCATCTAACCTCGGTGCTGACGTTTATAACGTCTTCAATGTAGGTATGGAAGCATTCGCTGTTATCGAACAAGATGGTTACAGCTCACAGTTCTTATATCGTCCACCTATTTATGATGGTCCTTTAGCGCTTAACGCTTCAGTAGGATATAAGATGGCACAAGTACCACGTATCACCAACGATGCATGGATCATTAATCTACGTACAACCCTAGCAGCATAAGGAGGCTATAATGGACAACACAATTATCCAACAAGGCCGCTTTACTTCTACGGGAGAAGCGGTAGAATTACAAATCCGATCTGATGTAGATTGGATGCGAGTAATAAACTATACGATTGCTGATGCTGATCAAACAGCCGCTATCGGTGTAGAGTATTACTGGCAGAGAGGTATGGCAGCAGACACTGGGATTTCTTATTTGAAATCAAATGCAGCAGCAGCGGCTAACTTAACGAATGCGATGGCATCAGGTGGTTTTACACTTCTTGATACATCTGATTCACCTCTTGGTCCTATTAATGCCACAATCACAGCTATCAGTGCAGCAGCACCTCCTGTTTCAACAAATACGGGTGTGAATGCTTTATCTGCTGGCGATGTAGTAAGATTGACTAATGTAGCAGGAGCTCAACAATTAGGTGGACTAGACTTTACAGTAGGGAATGCAACTCTTTCCGATACTACTTTTAGTCTTGATTATATGCCTTTAATTGTAGCGGGTACAACAGGGTCTTGGAGAAAAGTAAATTTCCAACCTCAGTTCTATCCTAGACATAGAGCTATTAGCTCTATCTCAGCGGCTCAAAGTGCAGTTGTTATTATGACTGTTACCCATGGGTTTACTGTTGGACAAGAGGTAAAACTCGTGGTTCCTGCAGCTTATGGAATGGTACAAGCAGATTCTCTTCAAGGTAAAATTACAGCAATAAATACAGCGACTAACTCTATTACACTAGATATCGATTCTAGTGCTTTTACAGCTTTTGCGTTCCCTGTTTCTGCTATAGTTCCTTTTAGTCCTGCTTTAGTCGTTCCAGTGGGACAAGCAGTTGAAGGTACAACAAGCAATCTATTAGATGATGCGACAATAAATACTTCATTCTTAGGAATGAAATTAGCAGCTGGTACAGCAAGTCCAGCGGGCGCTAATGCTAATGTAATTTACTGGGTAGCTGGTAAATCCTATAGTGTAAGTAACGCTTAGATAAACTTTAGAGGGGAGAAATCCCCTCTTTTCATACAGTGGAGACGATATGACAACAATAATCAAACAACAGCCTAACAGGCGTAAGATCACCAGTACCGAGATGAATAAACTCAGAGAAGCAGATCACAAAATGGTGAAGGGCATATTCAGATGTTATGAGCCAAGAGGTGGTTCTTTTACTTTTAATTTTAAAAAGTATAAGGGTGATAATGTCTTAAAGTATACTATGGTCGATGGCGAAACCTACGATGTTCCAATCATGGTCGCTAAACATTTAAATCAAA